ATTTATTATCCCAAATACCGTTGACTTGTCCTCCGAAAGACGGTAACATACATCATGCCAAAGGGCAAAAAAATAACAAGGGAGAATGAATATGACTTGGAAGAAAATCACAACAATGGAGCATCTCGAAATGGACGGATGCAGCTCACAGGGTGCAGTTCTCAAATATAGAGACCATGTTCTGGTCTGCGGATTGACCTACAGAGGTTTTGAGGCAGCGATTTACGAATTTATCGAGGATGAGGAAGAAACCGGACTTTCTTACATCGAATGCCGCATCGCACTTCACACGGTTGCACCGAAGCCTTTTGACGACGGCGGTGATGCAATCAAATGGTGCTTTGACCGGCTTGCAAAATAAAACAAATGAACCTGCCAAACGGTAGGTTCTTGTTCTGAAAGAAGGCACATAGTTTGCGAAAACTGAAAAAGTACAAGCCAACACAATTTATGGCAGACGATTCCAAATATAACCAAAAGGCGGCAGATTATGCCGTCTCTTTTATTGAGTGCCTGTGCCACACCAAAGGCACGTGGGCAGGAAAGAAATTCGAGCTGATTGACTGGCAAGAGCGTATTATCCGTGATTTGTTCGGTGTGCTGAAACCTAATGGCTATCGTCAGTTTAATACGGCGTATGTCGAAATCCCGAAAAAGCAAGGAAAGCAACTGGCTCTTGATACGCTGATACCCACACCGGACGGTTTCACTACAATGGGAGAAATCCAAATCGGCGATACTGTTTTTGATGAAAGGGGCAATCCGTGTCACGTCATTGCAAAAAGCAAAGTGGACTTCTCAGAACAGGCTTACCGCATTACCTTCAAGGATGGTGAGGCGATTGAAGCCGGAGAACATCATCAATGGAGTGGCGAATACACACGTGGCAAACGAAAAAAGTGTATCATGACTACTGGTGAAATTTTCCGTATGCCACGAGACAGAGGGTGTTTCAGATTCAGACTTGCTGTTGCGGAAGCGGTGCAAACAAGTGAGAGTAAACTTCCTATTGAGCCATATCTTATGGGCTACTGGCTTGGAAACGGAAATGCCGTCAAGCCTGAAATCACAGTTCAAACCTGTGATATTCCGGGTGTGCTTTCAAAAATACTGCCGTCCTATCCGAATATGACCTCATGGAATAATACCGGAAACAGCGTTATTTTCAGAATTCCGGCTTTGAAAGCAATACTGCTTAAAAGTTTTCACGACAAGGAAATTTCTACCCAATATCTCCGTTCTTCGTATTATCAGAGGCTGGAACTTTTACAGGGGCTTATGGACTCTGACGGTGCAATCAGCACGCTAAAAGGTCAGGCAATATACACCTCCACAGAACGAAAACTCGCTGAAAGTGTCAGCGAACTTTTATGGAGTCTTGGGATAAAAAATGCTATCACAACTGCGGTCAGCACGCAGAGAGCCGATTGGAATCTGCCAAGCACGGAGTGTGGGAGAATCGAAACCGGAGAAACTTTGTACTATGTAAAATTTACCGCCTTTGATGATATTCCCATAGTCGGGCTGAGAAGAAAAGCTCATAATCAAGTGCCACGAAATCCTGCGACACGCAGTCATTTCCGCTACATTGACAAAATCGAAAAAATAGAAAATCGTGGAATGCAGTGCATTCAGGTTGACAGTCCGTCGCATCAGTATCTGGTAGGGCGTTCTTTTTTGCCTACGCACAACAGCGAGCTTGCGGCAGCGGTTGCTCTTCTGTTAACCTGTGGCGATGGTGAACAACGTGCCGAGGTTTACGGCTGTGCGGCTGATAGACAACAAGCGTCTATCGTTTTTGACGTTGCGGCTGACATGGTCAGAATGTGTCCTGCACTTTCAAAGCGAGTGAAGATTCTGACAGCTCAGAAGCGAATCATTTACACGCCGACAAACAGCTTTTATCAAGTTTTATCTGCCGAGGCATACAGTAAGCACGGCTTCAATATTCATGGAGTTGTGTTTGATGAGCTACATACACAGCCGAACAGAAAACTGTTTGACGTAATGACAAAAGGTTCAGGCGATGCACGAATGCAGCCGTTGTATTTTCTGATTACAACTGCCGGAACGGATACCAACAGCATCTGCTATGAAACGCACCAAAAGGCAAAGGACATCATTGAGGGCAGAAAAATCGACCCGACATTTTACCCTGTGATTTATGGTGCAGATGAAAACGAGGATTGGACTTCACCGACGGTCTGGAAAAAGGCAAATCCGTCCCTCGGAATTACCGTAGGACTGGATAAAGTACAAGCCGCCTGCGATTCCGCAAGGCAGAACCCCGGCGAAGAGAATGCATTCAGACAGCTTCGCCTTAATCAATGGGTAAAACAATCCGTCCGCTGGATGCCCATGGAAAAATGGGACGCTTGCAATTTTACGGTAAACCCAGAAGAACTGAAAGGACGTGTCTGCTATGGCGGATTAGACTTGTCCTCAACCACCGATATAACGGCATTCGTGTTGGTGTTCCCACCGACTGCCGATGACGATAGATATTACATTCTCCCGTATTTCTGGCTGCCGGAGGAAACGCTGGATTTGCGAGTACGCCGTGACCATGTTCCCTATGATGTCTGGGAGCGTCAGGGGCATCTCATGACGACTGAGGGCAACGTGGTTCACTACGGTTTTATCGAACAATTCATTGATGACATTGGTAAGTATTTCAATATCCGTGAAATTGCCTTTGACCGTTGGGGTGCTGTGCAGATGTCGCAAAACCTTGAAGGCCTGGGATTTACCCTTGTTCAGTTCGGTCAGGGCTTTAAAGACTTCGCCACTCTTCAGAAAAATGTATCTGACAGCGATGAATCCAATTCTGGACTGAATATTGAAAGTCTGGAAGTCTTTGAAAACATTGCATATATCACCGCAAAGCACGCTGACCCTGAGAACGTCCCGGATAATCCGGATGAATTTCTGGAGCAGTTCAACACGTTCAGTATCTATGAAATTCTCCCCCAGCTGATTGAACTGTGGGGTTTGAATACCGCAACGCAGGTTGCATCTAAAAAAAACATCGCCCGACTGACCGCCCGATGACGACTCCATTATTCTTGCTGAGATGCAAACAACTTGGTCTATCAATGACCGAGCTAGATTTACTTACAATAGGTTTGATAAATGATATGTTTTGTGAACGTGAGCGAGATGATTTTGACGGGTGGACTGAACAAGCATCTCAGGCTGATATGGATGTTTTTTAGTCAAAAAGATCCGTGTGTGTTCCAGTTCTTGAAAGAACCAAAATCAATTCATCAGCATGGATCTCATAAATCAGCAACCAGTCCGGTTCGATATGACATTCTCTGCACCCAACGTAATTCCCTTTAAGGTCGTGGTCACTGTATTCTTCAGAAAGAGTCCCACCATTCGCTAAGATTTTGATGACAACCTCAAGTTTATTAAGGTCTAAATGTCTTTTTTTGGCTCTTTTCAGGTCTTTTTTGAATTTAGTAGTAGGTGTGATAGTGTATTTCATTCGTCGTCATCCTCGGAAAGTATGTCGTTGAACATATCCTCAACGTTGGAATATGTTTTTGCTTTCATTTCGCCGGAAGCGATTTTATGGGCTTCAGCGATTGCTTCTTCTGTTTCCCTATTAAATTTTTTCTGCACAGGGAATGGAAGCCCATTGAATTCAATTATCTGTCTCAGATAGATGTTGATAGCGGTTGTCATATCCAATCCTAATGAATTTAGGATTTCTGTTGATGTGGACTTTACGTCAGAATCGACACGAACGTTAATATTTGATACTGGCATATAATCA